GCCAACCTGAACGCCGCCCATTGCGTTGTTGGGGACGATGCTGCCGCTGCGCCCTGGCACAAACAGCTCAGGACCACGCTCACCAACGATTGCAGGTTTGCCGCCGGAGATACTGCCGCCATCAGCAAAGCGCGGCAGATTTTTAAAGGCAGAAGAATTAGGGAACAAGCTGAAGAGGGCAGTATTGACTGCGAGCTGCAGAAGCTGGTTCGTCAGGTTGCGGAGCATGTTGGAGGCGACCTCTGCCAGGGATTTGGTCTGATCAACTGCTGCCATCAGCATGTCGCTGACGCCAGTTGCAATGGTCTGACCAAGTTGCCCGTAGATCTGCTCAAGGCGCTGTGCTTCTTGCTGCTGCTGCTTCAAAGCCTCAGCCTGTTTTTTGTTGTTGGCTTCGTTCAGATCCTTGATGCTGCCTGTGACGTTTTCAGTGCCGTAAAGAACGTCAAGCTGTTCCTTAAGGACGTCCCTCGCCTCTTGAGACAGCAGCGGGAAGTCTCTGTCGATTTTTTCCTTTCTGATTGACAGCTCAAGATGCTTTTGCTCTTCACTGGTCAAGGCAGTAGCCAGCCTTGTTTGATCCTGAAGCTGCTGCAGCAACTTTTCCCCTGCTTCGGCTTGCTGCTGGAACGGAGTTTTGGTTGGTTTCTTGCCTTTGCCCTGAGTGCGCGCAGCCAACAACGCTGGCGGAGCGGAAGCAGCAGCTACAGCAGGCGTGGTCGCTTCAGGGATGATCTGCCCCGTCTTGTAGCCGTATTGCTCGATCAGATCCTTCTCTCGCTGGAGCTTGAGCTGATTGAATAGAGCTGGGTCAAGCTTGCCGCCGCCCCTGATCAAGGCAAGCTCTTTCGCCTCCTCCTCTGCTTGCCGGAGGATCTTAGTTCGCTGCTGCTGAGTCAGACCGAACTGCTGGGCGCGCCTTCCGATGTTGATCAGTTGATTGACAGAGTTGATCGCGCCAATCGCTTGATCAAGGATTGCCTTAATTGCTGGGCTAAGAACCGTGCCAACGACCCGAGCAATGTTCTCGACGCCATCGACCAGGGTGCTGAACTTGCCTGACAGCGTGTCGGACTGAGCGATTGCACCTCCTGCATATTTGCCGCCTGTCTCCGTCAGCTTCTCAAGGGCGAAATTGACAGCATCAGCGCCAATCCGACCAGACTCCAGTGCCTTGCGGAACTCATCAGCGCTCAGCTTGTACTCTTCGCGCAAGACGCCAGCGATGTCAACGCCGCGCTCCTGAAGCTGCAGTAGCTCTTCGCCCTGCAAGCGCCCTTTCGCTTGGATCTGACCAAAGGCAGTGGCAATGCCGCCCAGGTCAGCGCCAGTGGCACCAGCCACATCGGACAGACGCTTGGTGACATCGACGATCTTTTCTGTCTCAAAGCCAAACGCCTTCAAGCGCTTTGCCGTCTCAATCAGCTCTGAGCTTGTGAACGGAGTAACAGCGCCAAACGCCTGCAGCTCCGCGATAATGCTTTTCGCGTTATCAAGCGAGCCAGTCAGAACCTGCAGGCTCCTGGTTTGCGTCTCAAGCTCTGCTGTCTTGAAGATGACAAACCTTGCTGCCTGAATCGCGGTAAAGCCAGCCAGTAATCCGCGGATCGCCCTGCCAAGGCTGTTGACCCCAGTGCTTGCTGATTTGGCAGCGCTCCCAGTATCCCTGAGCTGACGATTGAACCCACGGATATTGTTTTGCGCGCCCCTGACAGCTTGCTCAAGCTGCTTGGTTTCGTTCTTGACTTTGCGCAGCGGGTTGAGAGCCTTTACGGCATCAACGATCAGTTCAACTCTGGACTGAGCGTTTGCCACCGCTGCTATCGCTTACAGATGACCCAATCTATCGCCGCTGATTCTTCGCGCGCTGCATCGCCTCCTGCTCGCGCTCGTTCTTCAGCTCATAGAACGCAGCGTAATAGGCAAACTCCGCATCGGTCAGCTCGTTACGCATCCGGCTGACCGTCATACCCAACTCGCAGGACAAGAAGAACTCAAAGAAGAGCCAGTTGTCCTGCTTCAGTCGTTTTTTGCTTCCTCAAGCGTTTCGTCGTCACCCAGACCGAACAGGAACAGCTCAAGCTCGTTCAGGACAGACTCAGGCAACATGCGCTGCAGCTTGGCGGCATCAGCAGGCGCAAAAGCTTTGCTGCCATCCTCCAGCTCAGCCTTCTGGCACAGCATCTGGGTGCTGATGTCCAAGGCTTCGTCCGTACCAGCCAGGGCTTGCGCCTTCTTGCGGTCAGCCCTGGTGATCGGCGGGAAATAAAGATCCACCAACGCATCACCGTCGGCGTTCTTCAATACAAACTTGCGGCGCTGGTTAAGGTCAAACGCCTCAACCAGCATGTCAACTGTCCGCTTTTGTACTGGCATCAGAGCTTATTTAATCGCTCTGATACTACACCTCATCACTCAAGGTTGCCGGTGATGGTGCCGCTGGTGATGAAATTGCAGCTCACGACAACAAGCTCACCAACGGTGGAACTGATCTCCATGTCGGTGATAATGCCAGCGAAGATGATCGAATCAGTGCCGCTGGTGGTGCCGGTGGTGAACAGCTCGAAGGTTGCGTCTGCGCCGTCAGCCGTGGTCAGCACGTCTTCCAGGAAGCCTGCTTGACCAGTCGCGTCGGGGTCATAAACCAGCTCGACGGTGCCGGAACCGGAGATCAGGCTGCCGACAAAGGAGCGGAAGGTGTCGCCGTGATCGGTGACATCCAAGGTTTCCTTGGTAGTAGTCAGGCTCCAGCTGCGGGTGCCAACGATGGTGGCGTTAGTGCTGCCAGCTGCGTCGAACTGAACAGAACCTTGTTCGCCTCTGTGAATTGCCATGGGTCAGAGTCCCTCGATGGATTCAAAGGTCACACGGACCTGGGTTTGGAAATAGCCCTCGGGAGCTGGTGAAGCCAGAGCCTCTGGACCTATTGGAGCGTCGAAGAAAACCCCCGACACGTTGACCCTATTGTAGAGATCGCGGATTCTTTTCCCGATGGTGTAGTTAGCACCGGGACCCACGCCGGGAGCCGTAAAGATATTGAAGACGACTAAGCCGAAGATCCGGTTCTGCGAGTCGCTTGTCCCGCCCTGGCTAAGGTATTCGTTAGCGCCGAAGGTCGTTAAGCACTGCACCCAGCTGGAAGCCGGGGTTGGCTCGTACGCCATGTTGTGAAACACGACCGGAATTGGAGGAGCCGCTGCTAGCTCATTCGCTAATCGCGCTTCAATCGTGGCGCGAACCGTGTTGAGGTTGATTGCTGCCATCAGTTGCCCCTAGAGATTGCTCTTATCAGTTTGGGCACATCTTTAACTGCAATCTCCTTGCCCAGCAGATCAGGGAATTCCTTAATCGCTCCCACCCTGGTTCGCCATTGTCCCTTCCAAGATGGCGGCAGGTTCGTGCCATACATCACCGGCTCGGCGTATTCCATGTTGTTGAACACGCGCCCGGTATAAGGCTCACTGATATTGACTTGCCAAGACTGGCGCAAAACACCACCGCCAGGATCAGGGCTGACAGGCGTACCGAGGCTTGGTGGCTGTCGAGTCTGCAGCTCGAACTGCCACTTCAGCGTCGTGCGCTTGACCAGCGTTTGAATCTGATCATCAAACAGGTCGCCAATCTCGTTGAGCTTGATGTTTCGTGCCATCGCTACGCCCTCAGGATCAGTTCGTAGACAATCGCCGTGTTCGCCTGCTCCGTGATGTTTACCTGAATGATCTGATGAACAACGCTGCCAATAACGACACGATCCTTGGTCTCAGGCGCGGTGCTAACAGCAGCAGCTGCGATTAGCAAGCGCTTGTCGCCTGCCTGCACCAGCTCGTTGACTTCACGCAGGGCAACATCGCTCAGGACGCCCTTGATCGTGCTGTCTGACTCAGACTCGGTGACAGCACCAGTGGTCGTGTTGTAGCTGCCGCCCGTCACGATCCGAACCGTCACGTCGCCACCAAACTTGCTGACGACCTTGCTGGCAACCTTGCGTAGCGAGCTAGAAAGCGCCATCAGATTCGATACGCAATACATGCCCCATTCTGGAGCGTGATGCTCGTGATGTACCCCGCGATATGAGCACCCTGGTCAACGCTGACACCACTGAAGCTGTCGTCAATGATGTTTGTGCTGACGATCGAGTCGATCGTGCTGTTTTCGTAAAAGTCAATGTGGATAAAAATGCCAGTATGCGTCTCCGTATCATTGATGACTTCCGCGCCGATCGCGTAGTCAATGCCGGAGATCGCTGAGCCTGCTTTTGCCATGTCAAATCTTGTAAGCGATTACAGCGCCGCCGCTGTTAAGCGTAAAAGCAGTAAAAACTCCCTGGATTACAAACCCAGCAGGTAGTGACTCCCCAACTAGGCTGTTGCCGGTCCAGTTTTCTGCAGTAATCGCGCTAAAGCTGGTGTTGTTCTTCAGGATCGAGATCTTGTTCCAGCGCCCCGTTCGCGCAGTCGTGTTGCTGACAAAATCAGCGCCAATACTGTAGCTCGGATCAATCTGAACGCTTTTATGCATGATCAGAGCCTGTAGGCGACGACAGTGCCGCTGTTCAGTTTATCCGCATTAGTCGGGGACACTACGAGGGCGGGTTAAGGTATTGCTGCCGCGAGATCGCTCATCAGCGTGGTGACGCGAGTATCAAGAAGAGCAAGATCCAGGGATTCGCCGATGCTGTAAAAGGCAATGCTTTGTGTCGCAAAGAGCTCTGCAGACGTGCCGTTATTTCGAGCAAATACAAAGTGGTTTCTTGACCCTGGCACTGGTATTGAAGCTATGAAGGCAGGAGAAGAGGCGCCATTTGCGCGATAGTCGTAGGTGGCGGATGAACTTCTTGATGAACCTACAAAGCCAGCAACAGTAGTATTGACAAGACTGGCCGTGCCGTCGTGTCTATTTCTAAACTGACAGCTCAGATTGTTGAAAAATATATGACTGCCATGGCCTGCTCCAGATGTACCGATTAAAGCGTAAATCCCAGAAATAGTGGCACTTGAATACACTGCTTGGTGAAAGTCGTTTTGAGGATCGGAAATGCTATCTCTATTGCTATTCAGATAGTTATTCGTTCCATTGCCCTGCAATCCAGTCTTTCGGTTATAGTTCCACCCAGCCACAGTGCCAAACATTGTTGGAGTAGGCATGGTGCTCACCAGTGGAACCATCGCACCGCTCTGCGTCCGAGCACCGGCAAGGATGCACGATGCTTTGATCGCATCCCAGATGCCATCAGCCTTACATCCTTTGATAAAACTGTTGTACGCGAACTTAACGCCATCCTCAAGCGTCTGTCCGTCAGCAGCTTCTACAGCAGCGATGTAAGCAAGTGCTTCGGGTTCGTCGGGTTGAGCAAAGCTTCCCGTAATAATCCAGCTCATCGCAACACCTCCGTTTGATTAGTGGCAGTGACTAAAAGGTCATGGTTTGTGTAGGTCATGGGATTGCCACTCCGATTGCGTTGATCAGGTCGGTGACGCGGGCGTCGAAGAGGGCTAAATCTAGGGCTTCGCCGATGGAGTAGAAGGCGAGGCGAGAGTCGGTGAAAGCCGTTGTACCGTCCCTGCTGAACACAGAGATATTTGAGGTTTGAGGGGTTAGTGATGCGCCACTCTGAAAATAAGTCTGGCCGCCTTCTCTGACATCAAACCCTGCTGAAGATGACCTAGACGCAGCAATAAACTCTACAATCGTTGCAGAACCCACATACTGAACAGTTGAGTTAACTGTTACGGCAAGTGTCGTAGGGGTTGCGAATGTCAGCCGCGAATGGCCGAATCCGAAGCCAGATGAAATTAAATCGCTCGATGCCACTCCGGGCTCTGTAAGATAAATCGCTAAATGCTTATCATTCTGGCCTTCAGCGTTGTTAGCCCTATTGCTATCCAGATACTTCGTGCTGCCATCGCCAACTAAACCCGTCTCCCGGTTGTAATCACCAGAGACAAAGTTGTAGTTAGTCGGCGCTGTCCCCACCAACGGAACCAAAGCACCAGCAAGCGTCCTCGCCCCTGCCAAAATACAACTTGCCTTAATCGCATTCCAAATCCCATCTGCCTTACAACCAAGCACGAAGTTATCAATCGCAATCTTGACCTTCTCCTCCAGTGCTTGACCGTCTGCCGTCTCTACAGCAGTGATGTAAGCAGCAGCGTCAGGATCCATCGGCTGCCAGGTTTGGCGGAGGGTTACTTTCCCAGGAACATAAATAGTCATGGTATAGCTGCTCCGATAGCGGTGATTAGAGCTGACACGCGGGTGTCAAGGGCGGCGAGGTCTAGGGATTCGCCGATGCTGTAGAAGG